CGCATAAATGGCATGATATGCGTCAGCGTTTGTTGCGAAATGGTAACAATATCATGGCTCTTGATTACAGTAAGTTTGACACTCGTATGTCTTCACAAATTGTTCTTGCAGCATTTGCGTGTATAGCACATATAATGGCCTTCTTTTACAGAAATGATAGTTTTTTACGGGAATATACTATGAAGATTATTTCTGGTTTGGCTGCAGATACTGCATGGCCTGTTGTGTGTGTGAATGGAGACATAATTATGTTGCAAGGTGGTATAGTTTCTGGTAATTCTATGACTGCTATATTGAATAGTATTTGCAACTCTATTCTCTTGAGAATCGCTTATTTTCATATTTATCCTAGTGGCATTGTTCAAGGATGGTTTTCTAGACAAGTTTTGGATTTTAGATCTGGTGTCATATTGTATGTTTATGGTGATGATTTACTGGGTAGTGTTTCAAGAAGTGTTCATCGCTATAATAATCGAATTGTTGGAGTTGTTTTGGGAGAGTATGGTTATGTGTTGACCGCCTTCGATAAGGTTAAAACTCCTCCAAAATTTTATGCTATAAAAGACGTTGAGTTCTTGAAGAGGTCTTTTAAATGGCATCCAGAACTTGGTATGTATACTTGTCCTTTGAACGAAAAGTCGATCTTTAAGAGATTATGTTGTGTACTTAAACCTGTTAGTCCTAACACTATGGAGGGTGTGTTGGCTAGCAATTTGCGGTCATCTATGATGGAATTCTTCTTTCATGGCAGGCGCTTGTATGAATTGAGATCGAAGCAATTAAAGAAGGTGTGCTCAAAGATAGAATGCCCTATCATGCGGGGAATATGCATGAAAACTGTTAGCTCAACTTATGAAGAGAGGTTGGTTGAGTGGCAGGATAATTATTTGTGTGTGAGATTTAAGGCGGATTTATCTCACACTACAACCTCAACTGGGGAACTCAGTTTACAATCCCCCCCCACTTAGAGTTGGTTCGCTCTGAGATATGGGTTTATTGGACCGCTGAAAAAATACATAAAATACAAAAAATACATATATATAATACACAATACATAATTACATGTAAAATTTCACCTCAATCTGGGAAGGAAGAGAATGTAGACTTCCAAGATGAGAATGAAATGCAATATAAAGTCCCAACTAGTTTGGGACAATTGGGGGTTTCTAGTTTGAAAGGTGATAAAGCAGAGTTGACGGAATTTTTCGCAAGGCCTGTTTTACTTGCGACTTTACAATGGTCTACGACTACAGTTTTGTCGTCCGTTCAATATCCGTGGACCTCTTTTTTATCGAATTCTCGTGTTTGTAACAGAATCAATAATTTTAAATTGTTGCGAGGCAATATGCATATTAAGATTATTATGAATGGTAATTCTTTTTATTATGGTCGAGCGATGGTTTCTTGGAATCCATTGGCTCTCGATGATGATTACTATGAAAATACTGTTTCTGATGATGCAGTTACGTGTCGTATGTCTCAAAGACAACATGTGATGTTAGATCCCAGCCAGTCTACTGGTGGTGAGATGGTTTTACCATTTTTATGGTATAGGGATTATTTGTCATTAGACAATTTGTTATTGGACACCGGTACTATAGGTGAATTGAACATACGAGAATTATATCCACTGAAATTAGTCACCGACACAACAGCACAACCTGTCACTATAACGATGTTGATGTGGATGTCTGATGTAGAAGTTGGAGGTTTGACTCAAGCTGCTATGCCATTATTAGTGCCTCAATCTGGAGTGGAAGAGGCTGATGAATATGATGGTAAAATTTCCAAAGTTCTTAAAACAGCAGCTAGAATAGCTGACCCCCTGTCTGTGGTACCTGTGCTTGCACCATATGCCAAGGCCACTGAAATGGTCACAAGTGTGGGAGCGAATGTAGCTAAAATGTTTGGATATTCTAAACCGTGTTCTAGTGGTGATCCTGATAAAGTTTTAGTTCGTCCGTTAGGTGATTTGGCTACATGTGTGGGTTCTGACACATGTTTGAAATTGACTCTTGATCCCAAACAAGAGGTATCCGTTGATAATCGTATCTGTGGTACTTCTGGGGAAGATGATATGGTTATTAATAAAGTGGCGAATATTTATTCAATAGTCAAAGTTATTCCATGGCGTACTACTGATGCAGTTGGAGATATGGTACAAACAATGTTGGTGGATCCAGGATTGTTGGTTGGTTCATCAACTTCTGAATTTACTTGTACAGCAGTCGGTGGAATGTCGATGCCTTTCAAATATTGGAGCGGTTCACTCGAGTTTAAGTTTGAGATAGTGGCTTCTAGCTATCATAGAGGTAGACTAGCTTTGATATATGATCCAGTTCAAACTGTCACATCACATGAATATAATGTCAATTATCAAGAAGTTATAGATATTTCTGAAAATCGTTCGTTTAGTGTCAGGATATCTAATGCTCAAGATCGTTCTATTTTGACATGTTTTAAACCCCGTCATGTTACTTCATTCCCTGATTTTGGACCTATGGGTACAAATAATATTACGCTAGCTCATGTGCTCGCAGCTGACAGTGTTGGGAATGGTACTTTAACTTTAAGAGTTGTGAACAGGTTAACAGCCCCAACTGATGATATACATACTGAAGTGGGGATAATAGTGTCAGTTAGAGCCTGTGAAGATTTTAGAGTTTATGTTCCTGATAATACTCTTTCATATTTGAATTTTATTCGACCTCAATCTGGTATAGAACCTATTGATTCCAGAATAGTACATTCTTTGGACAATTCTGTTACTTTCGATGTTAAGGGTGACATGTCAGATTTATCCCACGTGTATATAGGGGAAGATATATATTCCATCAGAACTTTGATGAAGAGATACATTTTGTATCTGCCTGTGAGATTTGGTTCTTTCGAACTTACTAGTGCTGGTTCTGCCGCATTAGTGAAATTCTCTCATGCTATATATCCCCTCTTACCTGGGTATGCACGTGATACTATACATGTTGATAACCTTGCACAAGGAATCAATTATGTAGGACATACTTTCATATCCTTTTATAGAATGGCTTATGCAGCGATACGAGGTTCTACACGCTGGAAGTTTGTGCCATACTATAATGCTCGTGAACAAATGTCAGTTGTGGATGTGCCAATTATTGTCAATAGGAATGATGAAGCTGTAGCTGCTGGATATCCTGTTTTGACTACTTTGGATCCTAGTACACCAAGTACTTTTGCGTATGATTATTTGTTTAATGCACCTAATTCGAACCAAGGTTCTCAAGCAACTGTAATGAGTGTTAATGGTACGATTGAGTTTGAAGCGCCATTTTACACAGATCAAAGGTTTGTTTGTGGACCTAGCTCGAATGAATGCAAAACATCTGCATACGTTTCTGGTTATGACATTTTAATGCCGAGAGCAGCATCAGGTCAATTAGGTTTGATTTTTTGTGCTGCTGGCGAGGATTTTAATTTAGGTCATTTCTTTGGTTTTCCTAAAATGCAGTATGATCCTACACACTTCACACCACCAACAGTTTAGCGAATTAATCGATCGCTCTGCTAATAAAACAAAATAGATAAACC